CATTAATTGCCTCATCCAGTTCTTTTAAACCAGATTGCAACTCGTTCGCTACATTTTGAGCGTCGTTAATCTTATTTATTCTGAAATCCTCTTCAATTGACTGCGTACAAGTGGGACAAACCGTATTCTCAGTGAAAAACTTGTGCTCCTTTCTAAGAGTTGATGCTTTTTGACTGATTTTACCCTTCAATCCACTCAGTTTACGCAGTTTTTCTGTAGCTCCTATCACTATTTCTTGCTCTTTTACAAGAGAAAATACTTTTTCTTCGGTAATACCAACTTCTTTGTTGTAAAGATTGATAAGTTTCTTAAGTTCAGAGACTTTTTCCTTTTTCTCAGCAATGTTTTCCTTACCTTGAGTCTCTAATTTATCAATAAAACGTGTTTGCATGTCAACTTTATCACTCAACGACTCTTTTTTGAGTGTCAGTGTCTTAACTTCATCCTTTAGAACACTGATTTTACTCTTAATAACAGTATTCATGGACGAAAAGATCTTGATATCAAGCAAATCCTCAATAACTTCACGTCGATTTGCTGCAGAAAGTTGCATGAAGGGCACAAAAGTACTACTTCCAAGAATAACAATCTGGGTAAATGACTTATAGTTCATCTTTAAGACATTTTGCTCCAGCCATTTTTGCTGATCTAGTGCTGCAGCGTCTTGATTCAGTTCTTCACCATTGCGATAGATCTTGAAAACATTAGGTTTAATTCCTCTAATTACTTTCCAAGAGATATTCCCAATAGAAAACTCTACTTCAACACAACAATCTTTTTCATTAGTCGTATTGAGCAGTTGTGGTTTGTTAATTTTACGGAATGCCTTGCCAAAAAGTGAAAATGTAAGNGCATCAAGAATAGTAGACTTACCAGCACCATTAGTACCGACAATCATCGTATTACCATTCTCGTTTAATTTAACTTCAGTATAATGATTACCCGTAGAAAGAAAATTCTTCCAACGAATCTTCTCAAATAAAATCATATGTTTCGGTTTCTGGCGGCACCACGATGTCGTTCTTAGAAATTATAGCATACTCACACTCATGAATGTGGCATGTCTTAAGCATTATTTCNTCTTCTACTTCAATTATNTGCATCTCCGGGTATCCATGTTCATCTTCTAACTGTATGGCAAAGCGAGTGGCATCATCCTCTTCCTCAAACAGATAAAGTATCTTATCTCCTGATTCGTTTTCTACGGAATATGCTCCTCTATCTTCTTTACCATCTATAGTTAGAATAAACATTAAATTAACTCACACGCCTCNTGATATGTTGTTCGCATAATGTCTTGCAGAACAGATTTATCAAGACTNATTTCTGCTTCTTGGATATATCTATTCAAAATAGAAAGTGTGTCTTCAGACTCAAATGCTTCAAACTCTTCAGGATCTCCAACTTCAAAATTTTCTACAGTTTTTAGATCTGCAACTCCCACAGAATAAAGTTTATCAATAAACTTTTCAAATTTTTTACTATTTGATTTCTTACGAACAATAACTTTTACGATTTTGTTCTCATAATCTCTTACGTCAAATGTTTGATGATCAGTATCTTCATAGAAGATATTGTAGAACATTCGATACGGGTTGTTAACATGTGTATGCTCTAGAGTTTCTGTGTCGAAGATTGTAAATCCTCGTGTATCATTCACATCATTCCAAAACATCTCATAAGGATTTCCTAGATAGAAGATCTTCTGATCATCTGATCGAGTGTGGTAGTGTCCCGAGAAGACTTTGGTGAACTTCTTAAATAAGTCGCTCTCAAAACCATGCTCCATGATGCAGCCGCGATGAGCTCTAAATCCGCGTAGTTCAAGGTGCCCCATCGCGCATTTGCTAGTTGTATTTTCAATAGCAGTGAAAGTGCTCTGAGAGTTGTCTTCATTAATCCAAGGAATAAAAAGTACGTTTAAATTATCTAACTTTACTTCTTCAGGCGAAGAGTAAATATGAACATTGCCATACTCACGAAGAAGTAAATCTACAGCATTAACTTCGTTAGTGTTTTTATAAAAAGCAGTATGGTTTCCTACAATTGTATGAACAGTAATACCCATCTGTTCAAGTCTGTCATAGTAATTATCTTTTGCCCATGCAAGAGAACCAAAATTGATACCAGTACGGTTATCAAAGGTATCTCCCATATCTACTACAGTGGTAATACCGTGTTTCTCTAGATACGGAAAAAAGATATCCTTATAAAATTTAAGAAAGTAGTTATGGAAGAGTTTAGAATTTTTACGGGCACCAAAGTGCTGATCCGTGATAATTGCTACTTTCATGAATAAGTTAAATTTGATTTAAAATTTAATTTGTATGTTAAAGAATATCTAATTGGACAATGTTGATATGAGAATGAATATGCTTTATGATATATATTGCCATTAAAGATAACCATTGATGATGTAAACGGAGCTACACATTTAATCTCAGGATGATCTCCATTTTTATTAAAGATAAATTCAGTGAATCCTCCCCATTCAATATCGTAAGGACTCAAATAAATCAATACCGTTTTATCACAACCGTCAATGTGAAACGTTCCATTGCATCCTGGCGATTGTCCGTTAATACAAACTCTACGCAAGAAAACTTTTTCATTTGTCAATTTTTTTATCCTTTCAAAAATAGTTTTATGAAAGAATGTTTCTTCTTTTGGAATATTTAAATATAAAAAAGGAGTTGCTATAAAATTTGTCTTACCTAAAGAAGTTTGAAATTGCCAATTTTTAGAAGAATTTGCATAATCATACAAATTTTGAGTTTCTTCCTCAGTTAAAAAGTTATCAAAAACTTGTATAGACATCAATAACGAAGTTTGGAGTGAACTGCATCCTTTATAGAATTATAGTCACTGTAGTTCGATCCGTCAAGGGTGTTGTTATCGTCAAACACCTCACTATACCCAGACTTCTCCAGAATCTTGTTCTTGATCTCTAACTGACGCTTCTCTCTTTGAATCCGTCTCAAAAAAGCGTAGTGAATGATTTGCGTGAAATATGCAAAAGGATTTTGAGATTTCTCTGGGTTGAAGTTGTGAATATACTGCACACAATTTTCAATACCATCAGAAACCATATCGTCCTTGAACATATAATTCACGAAGTTTGGTTTAAATGATAAGTGAGTTGCAATCTTAAGAAAGCACTCTCCAATGTATCTGGGAATAACAGGCCTTGGAAGTCCTTTTGCTTCTGCAACTTCTCTTTCTTCACGATATGCAATCAAAGCAGCTAAGAACTCTTTGTTGTTTACATAATGTTCTGATCTCTTTCTCTTAGTCATGCCTGGTTGTATCATAACTATATCTCATCATTATGTATAAAGTATACCACCGAGACATATACTTGACAAGTCCTTAAATCATGTGTAGACTACCTTTGTCGGGTTTGAAGAAACAGCTATAGCTTTAATTATTAGTAATATCTTTACTAGAAGGAGTATTATAGAGTTTTTCTAGAACCTCTCTTGCATCATTTACATTAGCAAGATATCCCATCTTTTTATCTAATTTATGATTACTAGATCCGGAAATAGGATTATCATCTGTTTTTCTAACATATTCTTGATGTATGAGAATCATATCAATATCGTTTGATTCTGACATTGTTAATACATCATTTAAATTAATAAAGAACATATCATCAGAAGATGTTTTCAACCAAGGCTCTACCTTGTAACCAACTGTTCCTATTCTTGCTTTTACTTCACTTATAGTGACTGGATTAGAAACTACTAAAATAGTCCTATCAGGTTCTTCCTCAGCAGCTACTTTAGCAAAGATTTCTTCACCTGATTTTAGTTTTATTGTTGCATAGAAATCGTCTTCTATCATGATTTTTTTAAGTGTATGGTTATGATATCATAGTTAAAGTTCTCTTCATTATAGATCTTAATTCTTTCAATGAGATGATTTAACGTATAGTTTCTTCTTGTTTTTGTAGAACAATCATCTGCAATATCATACAGNGTTGCTTTTACTTTGTTTTTTCCTTTTCTAAGAACTCGTCCAATACTTTGAAGATTTCTGACTCTGGACTTACTTGGAGAGGCAAAGATAACATTATGGAGGTTTTTAATGTTGATACCAGTAGAAAAAGTTCCATAAGAGGCGACAATGATAGCGTTGTTTTCTCTTTCTGTGATTTCTCTGACTACCTCCCTTTCTTCAGCGTCTACACCACCATGTACAAAAAATACCTTACGGTTGTCACGCTTGTTATTATTTATCTGATTGTAGAGTATCTCTCCATGTGCTTCGACTCTTGCGAAAAGAACAAGTGTGTTCCCTTTAAGATCAAGTGTTAGATTAGTAATGAATTTATTTCTCTGTTCATGAGAAATTAAATATTCAATCTCATCATTATATGTTTCAAACTTTTGTGGTTCATGTTTAAGAACAAGACATTGAATATCCAACTCAGACAAGTGTCCTTGCTTCATCAATTCATCAGTTCTTGTTACTTTGTATGATGGGCCAAAGACTCCCTCAAGCACCCACTTATGCGTCTGTGTGCCGTCCAAAGTACCTGTGAACCCAAATCTATACTTCGCATGATGTAACTTAGTCATGATTGAAATAAGTGACTTACTCTTGAAGAGATGTGCCTCATCACCAATCACAACATTATATTCCTCAAACCAACTTCTCTCCAACTTATAGATAGATTGCCAGGTGGTAATCGTCACAGGACAATTCGTGTCCTTTTCCCTGCCACTGTAAATCTTATGACAAAATGTCTCAGCGTCCCAACCATAATCCTCAAAATCCTTGTACATCTGCTCTACAAGAGATGTCGTTGGAACGACAAGAAGAATTTTTTGTTTCCTGTCTACGTAATATCTCACT